AACGGATTACTTTCTGGCAGTATTCACGGAGGGCTACCGAGTAACAAGATAACGGCACTGGCAGGGGAATCTGCAACTGGTAAGACGTATTTCCTTATGGGTATTGTCAAGAGTTTTCTGGACAATGATCCAAATGCGGGTGTCATATACTTTGAGAGTGAAAGTGCGATTACTCGACAGATGGTGATTGATCGTGGAATTGATCCGAAGCGTATGGTGATGATGCCTGTCACCACGGTTCAAGAGTTTCGCACACAGGCTCTCAAAGTTCTTGACAAGTATCTTGAGAAGGATGAATCGGAGAGACAACCGATGTTTCTCTGTCTGGATTCTTTGGGTATGCTGAGTACCACCAAGGAAGTTGAGGATACGGCAGAGGGTAAAGAGACTCGTGATATGACGAGAGCTCAGGTTCTTAAAGCAGCGTTTAGAGTTCTGACATTGAAGCTTGGGCGAGCGAAGGTTCCTATGGTGGTTACGAACCATACCTATGATGTGGTTGGGAGTATGTTTCCAACGAAGGAGATGGGCGGTGGAAGTGGTCTAAAATATGCGGCGAGTAGCATTGTGTATCTCAGCAAGCGAAAAGAGAAAGACGGTACGGAAGTTGTCGGTAATATTATTCACTGTAAAAATCATAAGAGTCGGTTGACGAAAGAAAACAAGATTGTGGATGTTCGTCTGACTTATGACAAGGGACTTGATCGTTACTATGGACTGTTAGAACTGGCAGAGAAATACGAAGTGTTCAAGAAGTCTGGTCCCAGATTTGAATTGCCGGATGGAAGTAAGCAGTATGCGAAGACTATTCTAAATGATCCTGACAAGTTCTTTACAGAAGATATTATGCATAAGCTAGACCTTGCAGCAGAGACAGAATTCAAGTATGGCTGACATTGACATAGATTTTTATTGTCGAGCATATGATGATTTTCTTTCACCCGCCGACTGTGAAGCATACATTGAAAAGTATGAGGAAACTTTACGAGTTGATAATGAACGGTGGAAAGAGCTTAGCATATGTTTTAAGGATGATGGAAGTAAGAATCCTTCTTGTGGCAATTGTGCCTGTGATCGTCTGGGTCCAATGGAGTTCGATAGGTTTGGTGAATTGAACGAAAGACTCATATACAAATGGCAGGAATCAGTAGAAAGGTATGTCAAGGATTGTCACATACAGAATGTTCAGTGGCCAAAAGAGGTTGGATGGGAAGAGCTAAGAATTAAAAGATTCAAAGTGAATGAAGAAGAGAATCATGGATTGGATAATCATGTTGATGTTTATTCTCATGCTCATGCAAAAAGATTTCTCTGCTTGATGGTTTACTTGAATGATGACTTTGAAGATGGAGAAACTTATTTTCCATTGTTTGATGCAAAGGTAAAACCAAAGCAGGGACGTTTGTTTATATTCCCCCCTACATGGAACTACATTCATAGAGGTATACCCCCTCGTAGCCCCTCTAAAAGAGGTGCAAAGTACTTTGTAATGACACATCTAAACTATATGGATTTGGCTGTTGTAAATGAAGGAACAAGCTTTGTTGATAGAGAAGTTGCTGCATATGACCCAAACACAAAGAATATGACCAAGGAACAATTGGCATGGCCCAAAAGTTAAATTTCTATACAAGGTTATATGATGACTTCTTGGATGACGAAATGTGTGATGCATACGTTACATCATTTGAAGAGACAATGGAGAAGGATGCAGAAGAGGTAAAGCAGACAAGTATTTGCACTGGACCTGTTCGACCAGATGGCCATCAGATTTGTGGTAACTGTAATTGCCAAAGAATGAATCCTATGGGATTTAATAGGTTTGACCATTTGAATAAACTTGCAATGAAAAAGTTTATGGATGTTGTAGAAAAATATCGTGAAGATACGATGATACAAGATTATCAGTGGCCAAGTAATATCATGTGGGAAGAGTTTCGTATGAAACGATTCCTTGTTGGAGATGGTAGTGGTGACTCAGAGCAGTTTGGAAACCATGTTGATGTAGTATCTCATGCTGGTGGAAAAAGAATGCTTATTCTCATGGTGTATTTGAATGATGACTTCAATGGCGGTGAAACAGTTTTCCCTCATTTCAATGATTCCATAAAACCAAAGAAGGGTAGCATTTTAATGTTCCCGCCAATGTGGATGTATCTGCATAGAGGTAATCCACCACTTGCACCAGGCTATGCAAAATACTTTCTAATGACATATTTAAATTATGAACCAATTATAAGAGAATAGAATGCTTAAGGCGGAACAAAAAACTTTATACTCATGTGATTATATTGTCGGTTATCTTCCAGAAATTGATACAAGGGCTATTGAAAAAATGGTTCTAGAAAATCATGCGAAAAAAAGAGTAATGCATGAAGACCCGAATAATATTCGAGGAGAAGATATTCGCATTGACTATGATGAGAATATAAAGAAACTTAAAAATGAATTGTGCTCTCAATACGAATTGATATCGGGAAGAAAAATAGAATTATCTTGTGATGCAAATTCTAAAATTCACAAAGACCGAAATGAATCTTATTGGGCAATTGTTCATGATAGAGGAGAGACAACCCAACTTCACAGCCATGAGAACTTTAAGAATTATGCTGTGGGCCCACATATCAGTGCTGCGTTTTGGGTTAAGGTTCCAGAGAATGGTGGAGATTTTGTTTTTCAATATAGTCCAAATAAATACATGGTTTCAGAAACAACAATGAAATCAATCGAAGGGTATTTCTTAATATTTGATAGCACGTTGCAACATCGTGTTACGGAGAACTTAAGCAATGACCAAAGAATTGTAGTTAGTATGAACTTTAACTTGGTGGATATATAACATGGGACTGAAAACAAATAATTATTTAAATGTACATATAGGTTGCCACAATTTTTTATCAGATGAAATAATTAACGATATATTAGTAAATTCAACATTTGTAAAAGATGGCAAGGTACTTAATCCAACGTCTGTTAATAAAAGAATTTGTAAAATATATGAACCACCTAAACAATCAGAATTAGCAAAATATATAGTTGATTTTATTATTAAAAAGAATGAAGAACTTTATAATTTCAATATTAAAGGCATTCCAACTTTTGACGCACCGAGTAGATTTGAATATCAATCTATAGACGGTGGTAAGTTTGACCTACATGTGGATTTAGGCCCAGGCGAAACTTCTACGAGAAAGATATCTTATTCGATACAATTATCAGATGGAGATGAATATGAGGGTGGAGATTTAGTGATTTTTCCAGATGATAGTACTGATGAAGAAAGACTTTTATTCAGATGTAAAGGAACGATTATATTATTTCCCAGCTATCGGCCGCACTGTGTTACGCCTGTTACTAAGGGAACTAGAAATGCAATAGTTGGTTGGATACATGGTGATGCTTTTGTGTAAACTTTAACTTAGTGAGGATAGAAAATGGAAACTAAAGAGTGGATGAATGAATTACATTGGTTTTGTAGTGAGAGTGGCCATAGAGAGTCTTTTGTATATTATAATCACTATGCAAAAGAGTATCAAGTTAAGATGGTGGAAGTAGAAAGAGGCGGTAGAGGTGGTGTTCATGATATACATCATGTCAAAGAAATACGGCCTATGGGAAAGCATTCCGAAAGGTATGCTGAAGATTGTGCAGAAAATTGGGTTCTAGGAGTTATGTAATGATTGGTAATACTGTTAAATTTAAAGACTATTGTGATGAAATTTTTACAGCAAAAGTTGTTGATATTTCTTCTGATAAGTTTGATGATGTAAAATGGGTAGTTGTTGGTGATGGTGAAATGTCTAGGCCCCATTATTGGTCGAAAAAAACGAATAGTTATCGTCCTGTTAAAGAAAAAGATATGAAAACTATATTTTTAGAGGTAGAATCTCCAAGGGGAAAGACAGATTTCATACTTTTAAAGGAAGTTCTTTCCTAAATAATCAACCATGTTAAAATATAAAGTGGTGCAGAAATGCAACTTGCATAGTCTGACAGGCGTGATTAGCCGTAGGACTGATGCCAAAATCTTTGCCGAAGGATTGACTGAAGAGGAAGCAATATACATTAAAGACAATCTTGTTAGCAGTGGCGAAGAAGACGTACATATTGAGGAATATGAATACATAAGTCCAGAACATCGTGGACTAGGGCGTGATCCAGATTTACATTAAACCCTTATAAATAATCTGTATAAAGTAATACAGAGGATTTAAATGGTTTCAAATGATTTTATGGGTATCGACGGCTTCCGTTGGTTCATTGGTGTAGTAGAGGACCGAGATGATCCAGAAAAAGCTAGTCGAGTTCGTGTTCGTTGTTTTGGTTATCATGATGATGACTTAAATAAAATTCCAACAGAGGATTTACCTTGGGCCCAAGTTTTAGCGCCCACTGATACACCCTCAATGGCTGGAATGGGTAATACCCCTCACTTTCTTGTTGAGGGCTCGCATGTGTTTGGATTTTTTCTGGACGCAAACTTTATGCAGCGTCCAGTTGTTGTTGGGTCCATGCCTGGTAATCCAATTGATACACCTAACCCAGAGGTTGGGTTTTTTGACCCAAATGGAGTGTATCCCAAAACATTAAATGAACCAGACACTAACAGATTAGTTCGTGGTTCTATCGGTGAGACTCATCCAGCTCTTGATAAAAGAAGGGGGATGCAACAAACTGATGTACCACTTTCCACAAAACCTCATCTTGCAACTGGTGTGCAACCTGGCGCAAGCGCTGATACGAGAAAGACATGGAATGAGCCAGACGCAAAATCAAATGCTTCAACTCAGTACCCATACAATCACGTTCATGAAAGTGAGTGTGGACATGTGCATGAGATAGACGATAGTCCAGGCGGTGAAAGAATTTTACAACAACATATTTCGGGAACATTTACAGAGATACATCCGAAAGGTGATAAAGTCGTAAAGGTTGTCGGTGATGATTATGAAATTGTAATCAAGGATAAAAGCATACTCATAGAGGGTGATCTTAACTTGACCGTGAAAGGTAATAAAAATGAATTGATACAGGGTGATTATGTTTTAGAAGTTGAAGGTGACATGTATACTAAAATTCATAAGAACCAAAGAATACGAGTTGGGGCTAGAGGTGAAGAAAAAGGTGGAGGCAATCGTGAAGAAGAGATTGTTGGAAGTCATGCCTTTGATATTAGACAAGGTGTCAAGGGGAGAGTAGGTAGCGCAGGGGAAGGCAATCGAGACTTTGATGTTACGATAGGGGGCAACGAGATTAGAATAGTTGGCGGAACTTATGACCTAATTGCCACAAAAAATATTACACAGATATCTTCGGCTGATTTTCTAGTAAACGCAAAGAATAACATGTCATTAAAAACTACCACAGGAATCGTTGCAATTGGTGCTGGTAGTAATGTAAATATTCGGTCATCTTCTGAAATGAAAATTAAATCTGGTAGCA